CATAATTTACCTAGTAATGCAACTTTAAGTAATGCTAGTGATATTGACAAATATTATCTAGAAATTGATCGTGGATCACAAAATGGTAATGTGGCAAATTCTATGACTCAGGGTGATGGATTACTATCATTTACTGATGAAAGATCTGTTGGTGGAAATAATATATTTGCATCACAAAATTTACAATTCAATGGTATTATCCCATCATTTAATATTATTACACCTGGTGAAGGTACAACGGTTAATGCTCAATTAAGAACAGTTTCTGGTACAAGTGCTGGTGGATCTGAAATATCATTCAGGGATCAGGGGTATGAGAATGTAGAAATTAATGAATACAATAGATTATCATCTACACGATTACTTTGTTCTCAAATTAATGAAAATACTAGATTATCTGCTTTACCTAAGAATAGATCTGTAACGGCTTCAATTAGATTTACTTCAAGTAACAATCAAACATCTCCAGTGTTAGATACTAAGCAAGGTATATCCTTTATCTTAGAAAGAAGCAAACTCAACAAACCTGTTGATGATTATGCATCAGATCCTAGATCTAATCAGATTACTGGTGATCCTCATGCTGCTTGTTATATTTCTAAGATGATTGAATTAAAACAACCTGCAACATCATTGAAGGTTTTAGTTGGTGCTCATAGAAAGGATAGTTCTGACTTTAGGGTTTTATATCAATTGCTTAGAACGGATTCTGGTGGAGTCGAACAAGGTTATGAGTTATTCCCTGGATATGATAATCTAAGAGATACTGATGGTGATGGATTTGGTGATGAAATCATCGATGTAACACGTAATAGTGGATTACCAGATGCTTTTGTAGGGGCAAGTAGAGATGGTGAATTTAATGAGTATCAATTTAGTGTTGATGAACTTGATGAATTTACTGGATTTAGAATAAAGATTGTGTTTAGTGGAAGTGATGAAGCAAATCCACCTAAATTACAAGATCTAAGAGTTCTTGCTTTAGCATGATCCCTGTAAAAGATCATAAAAATTTATATAGAGATGAAGAATCTGGAGCTATTATTAGCACAGATTCTATTGGATATTCTCAATATATAAAGACTAAATCTAAAAAAAGAACCGAAAGGGATGAAATTGAAGAGATAAAATCAGACATTGCTGAGATTAAAGGATTGTTAAAAGAGATTGTTAGGGATAAAGGATGTTAGGAGTATAAATATACTTTAGATCCAGATTTTATATTAAATGGCAGCTGTTTATGTTAGTAACCTTGTTATAAACACTGGTGCTACGTTTTCACAAACATTCACACTAGAAGATAGTGGTTCAAATTCCGCTTTAAATCTGACTGGATATACAGTTAGATCACAGATGAGGAAGCATCCATCAGCACCAACTTTTACTGATTTGAATGCTGCCGTATTAAATGTTAATGATGGGACAGTAACTGTAGGACTTACTACTTCTCAAACTGCAGATTTATCTCCAGGGAGACATGTTTATAATGTATTAATAACTGATAGTAGTAATACCACAACTAGTGTGGTAGAAGGGTCTGTTCTTGTTAGGAAAGGAGTGACACAATAATGCCAGATATTAAAGTTAGAGTCGGTCAGCAAAATGCTGTAAAGGTTGTTTCTTCTATTGCAGGAAGTCAATCAATGACATTAGGTGGTTTATCTGATGTTAATGCGGCTGGAGCTACGAATGGCATGGTTCTTGTATATAATGGAACAACTGGAAAGTGGGATGCAACATTAGAATTAACTCCAGGAGCAACTCAAAATTTAGACATTAACGGAGGTAGTTTCTAGTCATGGCAAGTATTATAAGGGTAAAGCGATCTACAGGAACGGCTGCTCCTTCTGCTCTGAATTTTGGTGAATTAGCGTATACAGATGGTGTAGGAACCCACGGTGATAAAGGATATAGATTATTTGTTGGAGATCAGGGTGGTCTAGGTGGAGATGTTGATGTAATTGGTGGTAGATATTTCACAGATTTATTAAGTACTGGACCAGGTTTAGTCGCAGGTCAAACAAACCCAACGACTGCTGCTAATGGATTTGTTGCAATTCTTGACCAGAACAGAAAAGTTGATCAATGGAACGTAGATAATTTAACGTTAGATTCAAATACATTATCATCAAGTAATACTGATGGTGATATTATCTTTAATCCGAATGGATCGGGTGAGGTAATGATTCCTGATGACACTTTCATCGGATTTGGTGGTGGTGCAGATGGAGCTGCTGCTGCAGATTCTAAGATAGAATATGATGAAAATGGTACAGATCAATTAACATTTACTGGTGCTGACGTTAGATTTAATATTGTTACACAATCTACCAGTAAAGATACAGGATCAGTTATTACTGAGGGTGGTGTTGGTATAGAGAAGAACCTCAATGTGGGTGGAATGACCCATACTGTTGGTATTACAACATTATCATCTGGTGGTGGTATAACAACTACTGGTGGTGACTTATATGTTGGTGGTGACTTATATGTACTAGATGATCTAGTATTTGATGAATTCACTGCAAGAAATGCAAAAGTAACTGGTATTTCTACATTTAATTTTGTAAATGTTACTGGATTCTCTACCTTTACTGGTGGAGTGAGAATTGATAATATTGGTATTTCATCCAATGTTATTCATACCAAATCTGGTGGTGGTAATATAATGTACATTGACCCATATCCAGATGGTTTAAGTAATGAAGGTACAGTAATTGTTAAAGGTGACTTACAGGTAGATGGTACAACCACATCTGTTAATTCCACTAATGTAACAATTAATGATGCTATAATGAAGGTTGGTGATGTAACCAGTAAGAGAACTGTTATGACAGCAGTTGGTTCTGGTACTTCAACAATTGTACTTGATTCTGTTGTAGGTATTAATACTAATGATACTCTTACTGCTACAGGATTACCTGGTGCAGGTACAACAACTGTTCATTCATATATTCCACCAGCTAGTGGATCAGGAATTGGTACAGTCTTTATTAACGGAACAACTACTGCAGGTATAGTTACTACTACTCAAGTAACTGTTACTCATGCTTATGACACTAACACTGATCGTGGTATTTCATTTGATTACAATACCAGTTCTGGTGTAGGTAATAGTAAGAGTGGTTTCTTTGGATATGATGATTCTACACAAAAATGGACATTTGTTCCTGATGCAACTATCAATGCTAGTGTAGTCAGTGGAACAAAAGGTTTCCTAGATATTAAAGGTATTTACTATCAATCTGGTGATTATGCCACCAGTGGTGTGGTATACTTTGATGCTAATGGATTGCAAAATTCAACAGTAGCACCTGCTGCTGGTATTAGCACCTCAAATTATGTTCTAACTACTAATGCAGCTGGAACACCAACTTGGACAACTACTCTCGATGGAGGAACTTTCTAATAAATTATGACAAATAATCAAACTGACGTTGATGTGAATGTTTTGATTAAACTTTATAATCAAAAACTTTCACAAATTTCAAATCAAAATGTATTACTTGAAGCAAAATTACATACTGTTACACAAGATTTTTTAGATGAAAAGAAAGAACTTCTTGCTAATTTAGCAGAATTGCAAGAAAAATACGACAATCTATTAGCAGATATCGAAGAAGATGGCGAAACCAGTAACTAAAATCGAGGCAGAGTAATGGTAGGACATAGTGTAGGTAATAGAGGTAGCTTTAAAGAATATTGCCTTAGAAGATTAGGTGCTCCAGTATTAGAGATTAATGTTGATGATGAGCAGGTAGAAGATGCTATTGATGATGGCATTCAGTATTTCAATGAACGTCATTTTGATGGTGTTGAAAGAATGTATCTTAAGTATAGAATTTCTGAAGAAGATATTAATAGAGGAAAAGCACACGGTACAACTACAACCACAATGGGTGGTACAGGTACTGGTCATGGTATTGTTAATACCTCTGGTATATCCACATCTATAGCTGGTTATGGAACTACAACTTCTAATTGGTATGAAACTTCTAATTTCTTACAAGTTCCAGAAGATGTTCTTGGTGTAGAAAAGATATTTAAATTTGATACTAGTTCTATTTCTGGTGGAATGTTTAGTATTAAATATCAATTATTCTTAAATGATCTATATTATTTTAATGCTGTAGAGTTAATGCAGTATGCAATGACTAAGAGTTATTTGGAAGATATTGATATGTTGTTGACTACAGATAAGCAAATAAGATTTAATAAAAGGCAAAATAGATTATATTTAGATATTGATTGGGGATCTGAAAGTGATGGAAATTGGCTAATTCTTGATTGTTATAGAGCAATAAATCCACATGTATATCAAAATATGTTTAATGATTTGTTTTTAAAACAGTATGTTACTGCACTGATTAAAAAACAATGGGGTCAAAATTTATTGAAATTTAGAGGAACAAAACTAGCAGGTGGAGTTGAACTTAATGGTAGAGAAATTTATGATGATGGAGTAAAAGAAATAGAAGAACTCAGACAAAGAATGAAAGATGAGTTTGAATTACCTCCACTTGATTTCATAGGTTAGTGAGTCATGGCATTAAATCCATTTTTTCTCCAAGGCTCCGATCAGGAACAACGTCTTATTCAAGATCTAATTAATGAACAACTTCAAATTTATGGAGTTGAAGTAACATATATTCCAAGAAAATATGTTAATAGAAAAACTATAATAGAAGAAGTAACAGCATCTAAATTTGATGATAATTTTAAAATAGAAGCATATGTAAATACTTTTGAAGGATATGGTGGACAAGGAGATATTCTTACAAAATTTGGAATGAGTTTACGGGATGAATTAGTAGTCTCAATATCCAAAGAAAGATTTGAAGATTTTATCGCAGCATTTCTTACTGCATTACCAGATGATGAAATTAATGTTGATACAAGACCTCGTGAAGGAGATCTTATATATTTTCCATTAGGGGGTAGGTTATTTGAAGTTAAGTTTGTAGAGCATGAGCAACCTTTCTATCAGTTAGGTAAGAATTATATTTTTGAATTGAAGTGTGAACTATTTGAATATGAGGATGAGGTTATTGATACTGATATTGAAGAGATTGACACTCAAGTACAAGAGACTGGATTTATTACTACACTTAATCTAATTGGTTCTGGTACTACTGCAACTGCAGTAGCATCTTTAAGTCAACCAACAGGTTATATTAGAGAAATATTCCTTAATAATGATGGATCTGGATACACACAAGTTCCTACTGTTGCCATATCTACATCACCATCTGGAGTTAATGCAAGTGCAGTTGCAATTACTACATCTATAGGTGGAATAAAATCT